AAATTTTTGCTTTTTTATTTAAAAAGTTCGGTTGGTGTTTGTACACTACTTTTAAAATTAACTATGGAAGAAACTAAGGGGGACAACGTTATTACTTTGTTGGATGATACCAAGTCAGCAGCTATGGATGCTATTATGACACAGGATATCCCTGTATCAGTGGGATCTGCCGATATGGGCAGCATGCCTGTGGTCAACGACACAAGCGAGATATCGCGGTTTTTGTCGCGAGAGGTATTGATAGGCTCATATACGTGGAATGTTGGGACGACACCCTTCTATCGTATAGATCCGTGGTCACTGTTCTTGAATAAGTCTGCGGTTGCCGAGAAAATCAAATATTTCTCCCGGTTACGTGGTAATTTGTGTCTTCGATTGAATATAAGTGCCACCCCTTTCCATTATGGGTCGGCCATGGCCACTTATAGGCCCCACCCAGGGCATTCTGCCGCCACCGATCCGCAGTATAATTTGGCCGTGTCGATGGACGCCGCCGCGTTTTCGAAGAACCTCAAGATAGTGGAATCGCAGTTGGTCGGAGTACGGTTTCAACCGTGCTACGACCATACTGTCAGTTTGAAGTGCCCATATATCCACTATAGACCAGGCATAGAAGTGGCCTATGGAAATTACTCGACGATCGGTGCCTTTTCCATTATTGGATTAACTAATTTGCAACATGCTAATGGTGGCACGAACCCCGTGAGTATTGAGGTTCTTGCGTGGATGGAAGATGTCGTTTTGGACGTGCCTACTGCCATCGCACAAGGTTTTTCGATGGAAGCGGCCGCTAAAAAGGTGTCGAATGTCATTTCCGCTGGTGCCTACGCCACGAAGATGGCGGCGGAATGGGCTCCTACCGTGATGAATGGTCTTGCGATGTTGGGCTTCTCTCGGCCTTTAACGCATGATCCCCCCTCGTCGGTTAGGATGATTCCTTTTCAGCTGGCGAATTATGATTTGGCCGATTCGTCAGAGCGGCTTGCTTTATCCGCCAATTCGGAAGCTCAACTTGACGGGGTGGATGTAGGTGTTACGACGGAGGATCCTCTTATGGTGGGTGAGATTGCTAATCGGAATTCCTTTATCGAGAGTGCTGTATGGGACACAACGGCCGTGCGGGGCACCTTTTTGGTTGGCTCATTTGTTACGCCGCAACAGCAATCGGTGTCCACGTACACCAAGTTGGGTGTTTACACGTATGGTACTACTACTCACACATGCCAAACTCCTGTGGCTTTCGCGGCGTCTGTGTTTTCCCATTGGAAATGTGACATGGTGTACACGTTCACTGTTGTGGCATCTCCTTACCACAAAGGCCGGTTGCGAGTGTGGTATGACCCTAACCCCTCGAGTGTAGCTTCGCCGGAATACAATCTTGCTAACTCGACCATTATTAATCTGGCGGAGGAGTCGAGTGCCGAGATTCGTGTCCCGTGGCAAAACGTGCGGGATGCGGCTCGCACCGAAAACTGCTTTCTTGCGAATACGTCGGCGAGTTACGCGGCCTTTGCGCTTCGCTCTAGTGTTATCACACGGGACGTTTGTAATGGGGTCATTGTATGTGAAGTGCTGAACCCTCTCACGGCGCCGGCGGACGGCGCGAGTGTGTCCGTTATTGTGGATGTTCGGGCAGAAAACTTCGTTGGTTTCGGCCCACAGATGCCGCGTGACCCTAGTAATCGTTCGGCCACTGTTGTATCTGATATGGAGGCTATACCCTATACACCTCTATCTTATGACGTCGCGTGTGGCGATGCGGTAGCATCTTTCCGCCAATTATTCAAGCGGTATAGCCAAGAGTACGCATTCCAGGCGCGTTCTGATGATAATGTTGGTCCGGGTCGCCAGGTTGAGATTTTGTTGCCGATCGTGTTTCCTCCTCCTGGTCAGACAGCTGCGCAAACCCAAGCGCTTGACGTCACCGACGTTGCGCATCCTGTCAATTATACGTCGTGGTCTTTTCGTTCTTACATCTCGCAAGCTTTCTCCTTGTGTCGTGGTTCTGTACGGTGGAAGATTGCACTGAACTCTAAGAACGGCGGGGCTATGGGCCCCACCACATGTGCTGTGTCGAGGTATCACGGCACACGGGCCGAGTTCGGTGGAGTAAATCACCGTAAATCGTATCAGCGCGCAGGACCTTCGGCTGTTGGGTTTGCTAATGAGTGTATCACCGCACAACAATTGCGTTTGGGTACTATCG